ATGATAAATGAAGAATTAACAATCAGGATAAAAAGTGTATTAGGTTTCAGATACACTAGCCAAATACTTGATTATTTAGACAAAAGGCGAATATTCAACTCATTAGGAACTCCTTACTCTAGAAGTTACATTAGTGAAATTGTAAATGGTACAAGAACGAATTTAATCGTAGAAGAAGCTATTATAACTTTGTGTGATGACAAAATAAAAAGACACACTAATCTGTCTTTAAAAAAAGAAGAGCTTCTCAAAAAAGAGTTATAAATAAAAAACCCCTAGCTGGAACTAGGGGTTTAAAATCTCAATCATTAATTAAATAATAATCGAAAAATGCAAGACAAAGGTAATCAAAAAAGATTAATACCTGGCATCATACCAGGAGACACAAACATCGAAATATTTAGTGATAAAGCTACACGTACGGCTTACTTCATACAGAATGGTAGAACTAGGGTAATAGACAAATTACCTCAGGAGATCAAAAGTAAGTTATATACCATGTTTGTGAATGATCCTGTAGCAGTAGAGGACTTAAAAGAATATAAGTTTCACGAAGCCTTAAATGAATATCTAATATGCATGTTTGGAAAACTAGATCACACTCCAGATATAGTGAATGGAGAAATACAACTAGCTGAAGAATCATGTGAACCAGGCTGTAGATGTCATAGATGGCAAAGTAAAGTAACAGGTATAGATAAATACGGATTAACTGATAAAGAGAAAGAAGTATTAAGATACTTAGTAAAGGGAAAAGCAGATAAGGCTATAGCTATAAAGCTAAATATATCGCCAAATACTGTCTCTACTCATAAAATGAATGTGTTCAGAAAATTAAACGTGCATAGTAGAAGTGAGCTACAGACTTTGTCAGCTAACTTTTAAAAAACACGAAAATGAACACAATCGCATTTACTCCAGAGATGGTGTATAAGGATTTATTAATCTGTAAAGGAAACAAAATGGCAACTATTAAAAATGCAATGAATGCCTTCATAGAAGTATCATCTTTTATAGAAACAATAGATAAAGATTCTGTTATAGAACATATCACTACACAGGATAGAAAAGATATGATAGAAGTACTGGCCTTTACCTATTTGTTAGACAATGAAAAAGAGATACTAGACCTAAAAGACAGTTTTCAGCAAGATGAATACTTTATAAAATTAGAGCTCATAAAGATTGATAAATCCTTACTGATAGAATGTGATAAAGAGGTGCTAGAGGCACTAAAAAAGACAAGACACAAATGGCTACTCCAGCTTTTAAAAAACAGAAAAGACATAGAGACAGCCAATAAGATACTCGCAATACTAATGCTATTAAACCGCGAATCATGCAAATAATAAAAGATACATCAATTGATCAAGTAAGAGAAGCAGACATATTTGATATCATCTCTCACTATACACAATTGAAGAAGAGTGGTAGCTCATGGGTGTGTAATTCCCCACTTACAAATGAGAAAACCCCGAGCTTTCATGTGAACCCAGTGAAAAACAACTGGGTTTGCTACTCTTCTAATCAAGGAGGTGACGGGTTAAAATTCGTTATGATTAAGGATTCACTGTCTTTTATAGAAGCTGTAGAAAAAATAGCTTCTATCTGTAATATCATCTTACAATATGAAGAATTAAGCCCTGAACAACAAAACAAACACACCAATCGCCAAAATGCCTTAGAGGTATTAAAGGCTACAGCTGATAAGTACAGCCAACAATACACAAACTTATCAGATGTCCACTGGGCAAAAAAGATGGTTCTTGAGAGAAAATTCTCTCAAGAGTCCATTCTTAACTTTAAGATTGGGTATGCACCAGGTAATCGATTAGTAACTGCAGAACTGATAGAGAGAGCTCTATTCGAAGTAGGTAAATCTACAGGATTAGTAAACGTAAGAGAAGATAAGAGCTTTGACTTCTTTAACGATAGACTAATGTTCCCTATCTTAAATGAGCGAGGTGAAGTAGTGGCGTTCGGAGGTCGTGCCCCTCAAGGTGTAGATCCTAAATACTTAAACAGTAAAGAATCTCCTTACTACAATAAGACTAAAACTGTTTATGGTTTATATCAAGCTAGAAAAGCTATCGCTCAAACCAAAATAGCAGTACTTACTGAAGGATACACAGACGTTATCGCTTGTCATCAGAATGAAGTGTATAATGCTATTGCTACTTGTGGTACCGCTCTGACTCCAGAACAAGTATTGCTTATTAAAAGATATGCTCGTACAGTAGTCATTATGCGTGATAATGATTACCCTAAAGCGGTAAAAGCATTAATTGATTTGACTGCTTCTATTGCTACTGAGAAACTAATACAATTTAGTGATAAGTTCACTGGTATAACGGAGGCAAACTGTATCGATATCGCGCGTCAAGTCATCAAACAATTATCTGCAGATGAAGATAACAAGATACTAATAGATCAATTAGATGATCGCATTCGAGATATTAATCCACAGGATCTAGGACCAGGAACTAAAGCCGCTTTTAAGGATGTAGATATCTTACTTAAATATGGACTTAAGGTTCTGATATGTCTTCTTCCTATAGGAGAAGATCCTGATAGTTTCTCTAGAACTGCTAACCTAAAGAAGTATATCGAGGATAATAGTATCGATGCCTTCGAATGGAAAGCTACTAAAATCAGAAATATAGCAGGTAATGATCCTGATGCTGTATCTGATGCTATACGCTCTGTAAGTGAAATACTCTATCATATCAACGATGATGTAAAGAGAGGTATATACACTGATTTAGCTGCTAAATTATTTAAGCAAAACAAGAAGGTTTTTGCTGATAAGATGGAGCAAATAAAAGGAGAAGCTGAAATCAAAGCTTCTGAATCCTCTAATCCTACTAAGGAGATGATGGATGAACTAAAGTTACCTGAAGGAACCGACTACGAAGATTACAAGAAGTACAATTTCGTTTGGACAGATAACTGTTATTACTTTCAAGGAAGAAGTGGAGGATTCTTCAGAGGAACGAATTTCGTAATAGAACCGATGTTCCACATCTATGGACAGCTGAATAACAAGCGTATCTGTGAAGCTTCTTTTGAAGGCGGTCGAAAGAAACTTGTTATCCTAGAATCTCAAGACTTTGTACAAAAAGCAAGATTCGAAACTGCATTAATAAATGAGGGCAACCTCGTATTTACAGAGAATGTATCTAATGGACACTTTATTATGTTAAGAAATAAAATACTATCAAACTTCCAAAAAGCCTATGAGATTACTTCATTAGGTTGGCAACCCAAAGAAAAGATATTCGCCTTTGCTGACTGTATATTAGACAGAGGAGTGCTTAAAAAAGTAAGTGATTACGGTATCATAGAGATTAACAAAGAAGAATACGCTGATGATGATAAAGGAGAATATTTCGAAGAAGTAAACAGTTACTTTCTTCCTGCATTCTCAGCAATTTACAAAGACCTAAGAGATGGAGATGATCCTTATGAGAATGATCGCTTCTTTGTTTATAAGAAAAGTCCTGTACCGCTACAAACATGGATAAGCCAAATGATTAAGGTATATGGAGAAGAGAAAGCGGCTATAGGTGTTGCTTTTAATATTGCCTCTCTGTTTAGAGATATTTATCTGAAGCGTTACCAATTCTTTCCTCACGTATTCTGTACTGGAGATAAAGGGAGTGGTAAATCGAAGTTTGCTGAGAGTTGTGTAGCTATGTTCACGTATAAACAAGAACCTTTTGATTTAAACTCAGGTACTCCAGTAGCCTTCTATAGAAGATTAGCACGTATCAACAATGCTCCTACGATGTTAGAAGAATATCACGATAACCTAGATGATAAGATATTCCAAAGTTTAAAAGGTGCATACGATGGACGTGGTCGTGAGATGGGAAAAGCGACCGGGGATAATAGAACGGTAACAACTAAAGTAAACAGTTCTCTATTCATACTATCTCAGTATTTATCTAGTAGAGATGACAACTCCCTTACTTCTCGTAGTATCATTCTAAACTTCATTAAACCTATTAATCCTTTTAGTGTAGAAGAAGTTAGAGAATATGATAAACTGAAGGCTTGGGAAGAAGTAGGACTATCCTCGCTACTAGTCGATATCATAGATCACAGACAATTAGTAGAGGAACATATTCACAAGAAATACTCTGAAGTAATCTCGAGATTTAAAAGAGATCTGAAAGGAAAGGATTACCAGGAAAGAACACTACAGAATTATGCTGCTTTACTAGCTCCAATGGAAGTATTAACGGAGACTGGAGCATTACATCTAGTCTTCGATATGAATAAAGTATATCGACAGTATCTAGAGGCTATCTTAAATACTTCAGACTTAATCGTAGAATCTGAAGGATTAGCAGAATACTGGAGTGTATTAGAGTTCTTAAGAGACTCAAGTAGATTAAACGATCAGATACATTTTAATATTAAGGTAGAACAAGATGTCGCTATCGCAGGTAGAAAAGGAGAAGCTGATATCATCTATAGTAATACAGAGAGAAAGCGATTATTATTCTTAAATCAAAAGACTGTACATCAACTCTATCACAAGGAGATATCAACTAGAAATAATACGCAAGTGATAACGGATAGTACCCTTCGTAATTACTTCAGATCTAAACGATACTTTATTGGTGTGAAAGGTAAATCACATCGATATGGCCAAACAGCTACTACTGCTTTTGTATTTGACTATGATATGATGGAGCGAGGCGGTGTACTTAACTTGAGTAGATATGTAAGTGGTGATGAATTCGATAATCCGTTTAACGATGGGAATGAAACAGGAATCTAAATCATACAAAGCGGTTACTATGAACTTAGTTCAAGCTGTAGAAGCAGATCGCTATAAATTCAGAAATGCTGGGTTTATGTACTTCGTGTACTATCCACATAAAGAAGAATTTGAACCATATCCTAAGTTCACTTACAAAGGAATGAATGTACAGGAGTTTAACGAGCTCTTTTATATGGGTATGATTTACATACCACAAGGAATACTAGACTTACTTTATTTAGAAAGACAATACTATGAAAAACAAGAGATTTGAAATTATCGCAAAAGACTTCAGAGAAGAGAGAGTATTAACTACTGAAGCTTTAACTGTAGTACAGAAACTACAGTCAAAAAAAATAAACCACATAGAGCTAATCGATCATGAAAAACAGACTGTCACACTCTATCGAAAAGGAACTCAAGACAAAAACTATTTTGTCAGAACAAAAGACCTGCCTACACCTCCACCAGGAGATAGTGATACTACATCAACTAGCAACACTGGAGATAACCAGAATCAGGTGTCTGAAGTGCCTCCAGTGGATGACAAGCGAAAAGGTAGAAGTGTAAAGAAGTAATCATACAAAATGAAAACGATACCTCTACTCCTAACTACTGAAGAAGTTATCCACACTGCAGATAAAGATATTCTGTATATCGCTTCTAGTAAGGAATTAGAAAAAGCAAATGAGAGCAAATTAGTCTTAAACTTTGTAGGATGGGCAGAACACCAGCTCATCCTACAAAATAAAGAGACCTATATCATCTGCAGTTCTCCTTATCAACTAAAAGACATAGTCTATGTCCGGGAGACGAGTTATAAAACAGATGATGGATACATCTACAGATCAGACTACGAGTATCTGGAAGAAGATGAGCAACTCATAGATTGGATATCTGCAAATAAAATGCCTAGAGAGGCTGTAAGAACCTTTTATGAAGTAGTCGATATAGACTATATCAAGCACAATAATACTCCAATAGAAGACACCTTGATGCAGAAAGACACATTCAAACAACGCTATGCATGGAGGGTAAAATTGAAAAGAATTAATAAACCTAAAGACTTTATATTATGGAACAACCGACTCCAACGCACTACTATATAGAGTACAAAGCTCTCCCTGGATTCATGGTATTCGAAGTCTCCCATGTTTGGATATCTTGCTTAGAAAACCTAAATAAACGTCTAGTTAAAGCTTCTGGAATAGATAATATTATTTCACTCATTGAACAATCAGCTACTAAAAATTGTACTCCAGAGGACAGAGATAAAATCATTTTGAAAAAAAATAAACACACTGGTACATATATATTTAAAGTACTTAATTATGAAGCACTAACACTTAAAGAGGCTTTTTTATGAAACTAAACGATAACCTAACAAAGAATAGCATTAAGACTATTCTAAAGGCTTTAAAAACATCAAATGATCTAAGAATAGAATGTTATGATAACAAGATGCCTTTCTGCTTCGAGGTTTATGTAGGTAGAAATATAGAACCATTGAGTATGTTACTAAACAGGGAATATTTAAGTGAGATTAGTACCTGGGGCAAAATAGACCTAACCTTCACTATTTGGGATATAATGGAAAGGTTCAATGTGGATATCACATTCGATAAAGATTTTAGAATATGGACAGTAAAAGATAAATAAGATGGATGATATTATAATTAATTATACCATACAGTTTTTTAAAGGGAAACACAAAGGCAAAACATTGGATATAGAGATAGATCTAGATGATATAGAATGTGAAGATTTAGCAGGAGTTCTTATCGAAAAAGGATACCTAGACAGCTATTGTAATGATTATGAATTTGAAGTACTAAATAGAACAATTAAAACAGATGGCTAAGATTAGAAAAAACATAGAATTGAAAACTGATGAATTATTAGACTTGATATGTGATATATATCGTTTAGAAAAGAAGTCGGTGAAAATGGTCTTCAGTAAAGGACCAGGAAAAGAAAACAGCCCTATTTTTTCGATCGAAGAGATAGATAGCATACATATAAAAGGAGAAGACAAGCCTAAGCCTATTCCTCCGGTTCTTAAATAAAAACTTATCAAACAAGATTAATATGGAAGACACATTTTTATACTTCTTAATTGTAGTAGCCATTATCAGTTACATATTTCAGCTATACAGATTAATAAATGAAGTAAAAGCACATAGAAAGACCTTAGAGAAATACAACCTACTTTTAAGAGAGCATGTAACATTACTCAAGATCATAGATGAAGAATAATTACAAGCCAGGACATAGATCCTGGCTTTTTTATTTGATATGATTTATAGGCAATAATTCCGATATTTGAATTTCAATACAAATTATTATGATATGAGTGAAAATACTACTCCCAAACCAGCTGAAGAACTAAAAGAAACTCTAGAAGAAAAGATATGCTTTATAGTAATGCCTATTTCTGATCAAGAAGGATATGATGAAGGCCATTTCGATAGAGTTTATCAAGAGTTAATTAAACCCGCAGTAGAGAAAGCTGGTTTAAAACCTATAAGAGCAGATGAAGAACAAAAAACAAATGATATTAGAATTGACCTTATAAGAAAAATAATTGAATCTGATCATGTTTTATGTGATCTTAGTTCTTGTAATGCTAATGTATTTTATGAACTTGGAATAAGACAAGCATTTGATAAAAGTGTAACTTTAATAAAAGATAAAAAAACACGAAGAATGTTTGATGTTGCAAGTATTAGGACTAATGAATACTGTGATAGTTTAAGAATCGATAAAGTCAAAGAAGCAGTAAACGCTATTTCTATATCAATTAAACAAACTGTAAAGAATTCTGATTCTGATTCAATTGAAAACTCTATTATAAAACAACTTTCCATTAAAGCTGCAGAACCAGGAAAAACTACAGAAGTTTCTTATGATACTAAATTGATCCTTGATAAATTAGAAAGACTTGAGCAGATGAATGAAAAGCCAAGAAATTATGTTCCTAAATTTAAAGCTTCATAAAATCCAAAAATCATATTTACACATTCAAATATTACAGACACATTAAATATGGAACCCAAAACTACCTTAGGTAAGATTAATTTCTTAGATGATTTATCTCTTGATGCTAATTAAACTGCTAAAAAGTAATAAAAGACAATACAGTTTAATATTTTAGACATGCCCCAAAAAATGTATAACTTTTTGGGGCATTTTTTAGAACCATACTCCAGGAACCGCTCCTCTCTATATAATTGTCTATAATAATAAACACTCCCACTCTCCTACTGTATTGCTCCCCCCACACCCCCCAAATAAAGAATTTTGGAGCAAAATTCGATTCTAATAAAAGAAGGGGGATTTTTACCGCACAACCGCACAAACTATCTTTTATATATATTATTAATATATAATATATTAATAATAAATAGATTACGTGCGGTTTTATTTTGTGCGGTTTTTGTGCGGTTTGTGCGGTAAAATATTTTTACCGCACAAAAAAGGGGGTAACCGCACAAATGTGCGGTGAAACCACACACTATAATCAACTGTATATCAACATTGTGCGGTGTGTGGGGTAAAATAGGCGAAATCAACACTATTATTTTTACATTTTACACTGTTTTTTTGAGTGCTATACTTACAAACAACACAAAAGAATAACTAACACAAACATATTTGTTTGTTATACTTCTATAATTAGAGTAATTTTGATTAAAACAATTCCCTACTCTATTATGCAAATCACTATTCCTGTACCTACTTACTTAAAAAAGTATCTCTGTGTTAAGTATGGAAATATTAAACATGTCTCTAAGCGAACTAGTCTAGGTATTTATCTTTTAGATCTTCTAGAGACAGATTTTAATCCAAAAGAGATATTGCCAACTACTGGAGACGATGCTTACATCTTAGATTTATCTGAGTTCTATGCAAATACATTAGGTGTATCACTTAATGTGGCTAAAATAAATAACATCAGTAACTACCTGGACAAGATATTCAGAGAACATCTCTTTGAGTTCATTCTTATACACAAAGAGCGTACAGGTAGAGAACTACCAGCCATTAGAGAATTTCTAGAATATTATAGTATCACAGAGAATGACTTTAAATATGAAACACTCTATCGAGATTATAAGAGATTCAAGGAAAGAAACCCTATAAAAAAAGGGACAAGAAAAATAAAACGCCCGTAAGCCTTATAAACAAAGGGCTCACGATAGGGACAGTTTAATAAAAATAATTTTATGAGATTCTATTGCGAAGAACAACTTAGTGGAATAGAGACAATTGATTTCTATTTACTAACAGAAACAAGTAACTGGCCAATACATCTAAGTGATCGTAGTTCTGCACAGATACTATTTAACCCAGAGGTGCATAATATAGAAGCTACAATCAAAGAGAATAGCTTCAAGAATGGCACGAAACAAAAAGGAGATATCTATGAAGTAGAGCTAACATACAGCATGTTAACTCGCTCAGAGGCTTTAGAGCAACTCCTAGACCAATATGCAAATACACAAGGTGTCGCTGTCGTGAAGTATTATAACAACTTTACGAAGGTCTTTGGATCCAATGTCGAACCTCTTTTATTGTCATTTGATATAAATGATGGAACTAGTCCCGAAAGTGAATCTGGAGTAAACATTCTGATACAAGGCATACAGCGTAACCGCCCTGTATATTTGACAAAATAGCTGTCCTTTTTTGCTGAATGCTATGAAGCGAACTTTGTAATCGTAAAATTATAGCATTCAGCATGATAAATAATTTATTCTCTTTATTAAGTACCAACTGGTTCATAGAACCAACAATGAAGAATACATTATTACCTCAATTACAAAACGTTCTTGATGGTAAACTAATAGAAGGTAATTCTTTATATCCTTCTATTTGTACTTCACATTCTACTACTGCAGGTACTAAAGACAATCCTACTCCTAACTCAGAGGATCAGTATGTAGCTGTAATCCCTATTAAGGGAGGTATATATAAATACAATCAATTCTGTGGACCTACAGGAACTCAATCCATTGGCCGACAAATACAACAATACGACAGAGATTCTAACTGTATCGGTATTGTTTTAGATATCGACTCTGGAGGCGGTCAAGTATCCGGTACTGCAGAACTATATGATATCATAACGTCTATCTCTACTCCTATAGAAACTTATACAGATGGATTCTTATGTAGTGCAGCATATTATATTGCTTCAGCTACTAAAAAATCACAGCAAATAAACGAGCTGATAAGATTGGATCTATCGGTGTGATGACATACTTCATTGATTTAGAAGGTTACTATAAATCACTTGGGGCAAATGTTATTGAAGAATATTCTACTAAATCTCCTAATAAGAATAAAGCTATTCGAGAACTTCTAAATGGTAATCCTGAACAATGGATAAAAGAAGAGTTGGATCCTATAGCTGAAGAATTTATCGCTGATGTAAAATCTAAGCGTAAAGATATCAAAGAAGAAGTATTCACTGGATCTACTTATGGTCCATCTAAAGCTCAAGAAATGGGGTTAGTTGATAATCTAGGAACACTTAAAGAAGTAGTGAACTCACTATTTAATACTAACAAAAACACAGGCAAACAATCTGAATCTATGTCAAAGAAAATCGCACTTACAGCTTTAACTGGTGTATTAGCAGTTGAAGCATTAGAAGGTACCGATAAAGGTACTTATCTAAATGAGGAACAATTAGAAACTATCAATGCAGCTTTAGCAGGTAATACGGCTACTATAGAACAATTAACTGCAGCTGCAGAGACATCTGCTAATACGATTACGAACCTGAATAGTCAGTTCGCTGAATTAATGACTCTAGCAGGTGTAGAAGCTAGTGAAGATCAAGAAGCTAACATCACTGCATTATCAGATAAAATCGCTGATATGCAAAAGAAACCTGGTAATGCACATACGCAAGCTTCAGGTAACACTAATCCTCCAGTAGAAGAGAAAGACAGTATCATCGACATGGAGGCAGGACACAACAAGTTGTTTAATCAAATGAATAAATAGAATGGAAATTAACATTGATCAAATTAAAACTGAATTAGGGGCATACATTAAAGAAAATCCTAATGTATTATCACCTGCTATTTACTCGAAAGAAGTTACAATAGACAAACACTGTGAGACCATTACAAAGGTCAATGGAGAATTTCCTTCATTTGCTTCAATTATGTCACATGTTGTCCAGGGCTTCTCAAGTGAATGGACTGCTATGGGAGAAATTCAATTTAATGCTAAAAAGCTATCAGCTTACAAGCAAAAAGTAAACTTTGAATTCGTACCTGCTGACATGGTTGGTTCATGGCTAGCTAAAATGTATGAAGAAGGTAAGACTTTGGAAGAAATGCCTATTTCTAAATTCATCTTTGAAAAGATACACGAAAAGATTGTATCAGATGTAGAAATACTATCTCTAAGAGGTAAAAGAGATGATAATGATAACGTGAAGAAATTTGGTAAATCATTAAATGGTTGGGCTACAATTATTACAGCAATTAAAGCTGATACGAAGTTCCCTGGGTTCTCAATTCCTTTACAAGCATTTTCTAAAACAAATGTTGTTGATGTATTCAAAGATTTTGAAGAAGGGCTACCTGCTAATACAGAGACTAAAAAAGTATTCTGTTCTAAGAAGATTGGAATGTGGTATAAGAATGCATACAAGGCTGAGTATGGTAGTAACCCTACATACAAGGAGGGTGATACAATGAGAACACCTTTGTTAGATTTAGAAATTGTTCCTTTAAACATTCCTGATGATATTATCTTTTCAACCACTGAGTGGAATATGAAAAAATTAATTGATATCATCAATGGAGCTAAAATCACAGATATTCAAAAACTTGATTACAAGTTAAAAGTATTCTTTGAATTCACTCTTAACTACGATACTGCAATTAACCAGGTCTGTTTCATTGGTAACTTCGATGCTGACGCTGTAAGAGGTTTGAACAACAAAGAGCAAAACGAATTATTCTTCCCTGAGGAAGATGGCTTAATCGTGAAATAGTATGGCAAAACAAACAGAACAACAAACTTCTCCAGGTAACACTGGAGAAGTTAATAAAGAAGGTACTACTACTCCACAGGACACAGTGGATACCACTAATCAAGCTGAAGATAAAACTAAGCAAGAAAAAGAAGCTCTTAAGAAAGCTGAACTAGAGGCTCAGAAGTTAGCAAAGAAAGAAACTGATGAGCGACTACTAAACGGTTATGAGTATAGAGGACGTAAATATAACTTTACGGCTAATATGCCTCAGAAAGTTAACCTAGATGGAGAGATTTTCTCTCAAGAAGAAATTATGTCTAACACTGATGTTATAGAGTCTATGATCGACTCTAAGAATATCTTTATCAAAGAAATCTAAAATGGCAGATATCAAATTAGAAGATATAGGTTTTGCTTCATGTGAACCTACTGGAGCATTAGTCAACAAGGTGTATTACGCACCACTTGACTATTTCGAGGAGATTCCAACTCCTAAAGACCTGTGTGGAGATAGTGCTAACGCTGCTAAAACACTAGATGAATTAGCAACTATTGCAACTCCATTTAAATTTAAAACAGGTAAAGGGTTTCACCCTATCACGACAGTAACAGAAACGGGAGAAGTAACCTCTACACAAATCGGAGAGAGAAATAGACGTTTATTCGAAAACACATTACCTGTTACTGTAGGTGGTTCTAGTGCTAAGATTCTAGGATTCGCACGCTATATCAAGAATCAGAACTTAATTGTACTATTTCAAGAATTTGATTCAGGTAATATGAGAGTACTAGGTTCTCAGCGTATGCCAGCTTGGTGCGAAGCACAAGAGCATAAGATTGAGGCTACAGCTGAAGGAAATAACTCATTAGTTACTACCTTTAAGGATAAATCTAAATACCCTGCTCCTATCTATAGTTCAGACGTTGTTCTGTTTCCAGATGCACCATAATAAGTAGTGGTTTATTAAATAAGTTGTGTTGTTAATGAAGCTCCCATATCGGGAGCTTTTTTTAAATCTATCATTATGTATGACTATCAAGAAAAAGTAAAAGACTATCTCGAGAATAACTTTGTTCCTGGAGACACTCATAACTATAATCTAAAAGTTAGTACTCAAGAGTTGTTAAGCTTCCTATTTAAAGTATTTCCTAGAGATTGTATCTCTGATTATGATTTAGTAGATACGCTTCAGTATCTAGGATATCGACCTTTTAATATTATGGAACGTATTAGTAAGGATGATAAAAAAGAAGTTCTTAATGTGTATTGGCTTCTCCAGGGAATGCCTTCACTATAAAAATACTGTATCTCACTAAATCGTTATTAGTCAGTTAAGAGGTTATTTATATCTTTGAGAGATAACGAATAAAAAAGTAGATATATGTTTAAAAAATTACTTCTTACTATTATGGTATTATTGCCTGTAGTAGCTTCAGCTCAAGAGCCTAAAGCCTCTTTAACTATTGATGGAGTAGCACCTGTAGTATATAATGCAGAAGGTAAATCTTCTTCTGAAATATATTCTAAAGTTATTGAATGGATAAATCTAAAATATAACAGCCCTAAAGATGTATTAAAAGGAGACATTAAAGACAAGTTTGTTAGTCTAAATGGCTTTATGGATAATGCTTGGAGTTATTCTACTATGGGTATAAGAACTACTTATGGTATAACTTACAAACTAGATATTGATATAAAAGAAAATAAGTATAGAGTAACTTTTACATTAAAAGACTTTACTCATCCAACTCAAAAAGTATGGTATGATTATCATTCTTTATTCAAGAAAGATGGTACTATTAGAAAAGTATATGTTGAAGGACATAAAGAATTAGAAGATTCAATAAATAATATTCTTCAAGACTTAAACAATCAAGTGAATAATATTAACACTAGAGATGATGAGTGGTAAACTAATATTAATTTTAAATATATAATTTATGGCAAATTTTAAAGAAATTCTTGCAGCTGATGGAGAAACGTATATCATTAATATAGATATGATATTGTATATCGAAAACTTTAAAACATTCAACAGAATTTATTATGCAAATAATAGATCTTTTGATACTAAAGATCCTTTTGTTAGTAAACTTATAAAGTAAACATTCAAACCTCTCACTTGAGAGGTTTTTTTATGTCCTTTTTTTAGCTCTCACATCATTCTAACTTTGTCCTAAATAAGTTACTAATGAAGTTTTTACAATCTATAGGTATTGAATTAGTCTTGCTTCTAGCAGGCATTGCTGGAGGTTTTGTTTCACTAACATCTAAGCCAAAGAATATGACAAGAATGCAACAAATAGGAACCGTTATCTCAGGTGGTTTGACTGCAAATTACTTGACACCTCTAGTCGCTGAATGGTGGGGTTCATCAGAACAAGCACTATATGGATTAGCCTTTGCTCTAGGCTATAGTGGAATGAAGTCATTAGAACTTGTTTTTAAAATTCTTAATACTAAGCTACATACAAAACAAGATTTATAATGGCACAGGACAAAGTATTCCCGTCTGCAGGACATCACGATCGTGATCCTGGAGCAATTGCTAATGGCTTTACAGAAATGAAAGAAATGGACATCTTTCGTAATCTATTAATTGAGTATCTAATGTATAAAGGGCATAGATACACTACAGATCTAAATCACGAAACAAATACCCAGTACCAAAGTAGAATCAAGCCTATCAAAGGTGATGTCGTATTAGATATGCACTTAAACGCTGCTAGTTATACTGCTACAGGATGTGAAGTATTCATCTCTGATAATGCAGGAACTAAAAGCAAAGCTTTTGCTAAAGAGCTTGTAGATGGTTGTTCTTCTATCATGGGAATAGTTAACCGAGGAGTTAAAACAGAGTCACAGTCTGCACGTAAACGACTAGGTATATTAAATAAACCAGGAACTGCAGCTCTTATAGAATTCTGCTTTATCACTAACCTCAAAGACATGGAAGCCTTTCATTCTAATCAGATGAGGCTAGTACAATTCATTGGTGACACTTTAATCAAATACGATGAGAACGTTTAGCCTCCTTTTACTTATTCTTTTATTTACTGCTAGTTGTGGTTCACGTAAAGTGACTACAAACAAACTTTCGTCTAATGAAGTCGCACATGCTTCATTAGATGAGAGTATTTCTGTAAAAGAGCTTGAGTCAACTCATACAGTATGGAAAGAGAGTCTTATCGATAGAACATTTACTGCTGACTCTATTATACAGGTTAATGGTCAAGTGAAAGTATATAGACCTAAGGTGTCTAATACTACGCAAGAAAATAGTACTACACAGGATAAAGAGAAGGTAGTAGATAATACTCAAGCTAGTAAACTAGTCACTGATAATAGTACCAATAAATCAGAAGATAATAGAGATGTGAAACGTAATCAGTATAACTGGTGGTATGGTTTACCTCTATTAGTTGTACTTGGTTTTATCATATATGTAGTAATAATCGTTATTAAAAGATATTATGCAAATAGACTTACAGATACCTTCTAAATGGGATGAGCTAACCGATTGGCAGTTAAAAAAGATAGCTGCTATGAGAGGTAATGAAGGGCCTGCATTTTACTTTATGACTTGGTTATACCTTAACCACGTGAAATGGTACCAGTTTAAAAAAGCGTACCAACTAAGAATAGTAGTGAATCAGGTTCCATTATCAGAACTTCGTAATTACTTTACATGGGTATATAAGAAAGAAGATCGTACTATCTTTCCAGAACATAAGGAATACACAGCTCCGATGCCTAGATTAGTTAATCTAACAATAGAAGAATTCGCTGTCGCTGATGACTTGAATAATATGTATCTAGTAAAGGGAGACCTATCTTACTTGAGGTTATTAGTTGCTGTATTGTACAAAAAAGAAGGTGAAGTATATGATCATCTGCAGTTAGAAAATAATGTCAAGCGATTTAAGAAAGAGGATAAGGAGTTTCTACTTGCTGTACACTTAACTTTTAACGGCTGTAAAAAAGCCATAGTTGACAAGTATAAAAACACCTATCCAAAGATTAAAGTACAGAAACGAAGTAACAAGAAAGCAGGTTTACTAGATGTAGTTCTTAAGATGTCTGGACAGAAGTTCGGTACTTACAACGAAACTAAATCTACTCTAGTTCATACCTTCTTAAACGAACTCGAGGAAAACATTATTCAACAAAAAGAAATGAAAGAGAAGCATGGATAAGGTTAAAGTTAGTCATAAGCAGATTGTAGAGTTCCATAAGGATATAGCAGAGAAGCACGTAGATATTAATGGCTTCTATCGATTTAACTGGAATGAAATAGAAGGAAGCTTCAGATCAGGTATAGGAACTCCTGCTCTACTACTAGAGAGTATGAGTAGTGACTTCTCTCAGAACCCAAACAAGACGACTTCATTCAACCATAGACGTGTATCATTCTTAGTATTAGACTTTGCTGGTAATGTCAATGATTTCGATAAACAGGAAGAAGTACTTGACAATACTGAGTCTATCGCACTGGAGATATCTGCTTATCTCAATACGCTGAATAAGGATAGTACTTCCTGGTTATATGGATTGTACGAAGTGGACTCTCTCAAGCTAGAGAAAGTAGGGCCTATATTCGATAATATGTATGGGTGGAATGTTCTGTATACGATTAAGAATAAGCAGACCATGGTGATGGATGCTACAAAGTGGAATATATAATTGCCAAATATATATTGTTTAAAGTTATTATTTTAGAGAGGGACACTAGTGTCCCTCTCTTGTTTTTGGAGTATATTTGAAGTTAACCTTAACTATAACAATATGTACATATTTGAAATTATTAAACCAGGTACATGGTTAACAATCTCTGATGATAATTCTAATGATTTTGAATTAGGAAATAGTATTAATTTCTTAATAGAACATTTTTTTGATGCTAATGTTGCTTTAAGTTTATTTACAGAAGAAAGACAATTAGAATCTTCTTCTTTGGAAAGAAAAAATTATATTTATGAGAGGATATCTAATTTAAATTTAGAATCAGAAACATCAATTAGAAATAGAATGCGAAAGGCTGTTGAATTAAAATATAAAAATTCAAAAACTACTTTTGAGCAAATTAGAGATGAAACTGAACTAGAAGTAGAAAGAGAGAAATGTAGGCAAACTGGCATTAAAGATTATAAATCAGACACCTTAATTAGACTTGAGATTTCTGAAGTAGTAAAATCAAAGTACATTAACTATACTTATCCAGATAAATCTGAGAAAATAAATAATGATATAGAAATTGAAATAAAAAGATATAAATGGAATCAAGGAGAAATTCCTAAAAACTTTATCCATAAAAAAATATTTTTATACGCTAAAGCGTTTCTTTTTTCAATAGATAATTTCGAAAGAGAAGTGGAAATGCTCTATAAAGAACCTCTTCTAAAAAATAAAATTAAACCTTTAAAAATTAGAATTAAAGAAATTTTCCCTGCACTAAGACAAGTTAGGAATAGCGCTCATCATTTTGAAGATATCAGTAGAGGACAGACTTTCGGTAAAAAGATAGATTTAAAGCCTATAAATAATGGTGCAATTTATGCACCACAAGGAGGCGTTATAGTAATGAACCAACTTAATGGGAATAAATATGGTAACACATTAACAGATGGTACATTTGGAGAAGTTGAAATTTCACCTGATAAAATAAAAGAGCTGCAAATAGCTTTACAAGATTTCTTAAGTAGTCTTGAATGGAAAGGTAGTATAGATATACTTCCTAATTAAATCTCTTAAATCTATGTTCACTAAAACTGATATATATGTTCTAGGGATAACATCTATATTAATAATAATTATTTCCTTTTATGGACATTTTAATCATTTAGATATGACAGCAACAGATTACAATACTTTTTTTACTGTTGGAGCTACTTTAGTTTCAGGAATAATAGCTTCAATTGCGACAGTTTTTTTCACGAATTTCAAAGAAGAAAAAAAAGAAAAAAAACTAATTACTAATACTAGAGAATCATTTATTGATATCCTATCGAACATATATTTAGTTGGTGTAAGTAAAATGATTAATGATTGTGATTGTTTAAAAAAATTCATAACCAATAGAGATCAATATGATTATTATGTAAACAATACTAGTTTTTTAGAATCAGATATTTTTGAAGTTTTAGATAAGAATACCATAGTAAAAGTATTTTCTAGTAAAAATGTTCAATTCAATGAACTTATTTCTTTACTAATCTACATGAAAGTATGTTTATCAAATACTCCTGAAAAAATAACAGATACTTATTTAAGATCAGTAGAAGAACAAACAGAACAAACAAAAAAGGATTTAGATTTTCTATTTAAGAATAAAGAACACTATCCAAATTTTGATTCTGAACAAAAGAGAATCGAAGAAATAAAATATGAAAATATTAATGGTTTTTATATATCAACTATAAAAAAATATGACCATTGTAAAGAAACACTTACAGAGTTAGAGACAAGAATAAATGTTTTAATAAATAAACTCAAATAACCTGTCCTTTTTAAACATATCAATCCTTTCCATTTTTGCAATATGGAAAGGATTATTTTTTGGTTAGAATCGAAGAACTCTAACTACTTCGAAGGCTTATCACTGTATGAGTCAATACCTACACATAATAAGAACTTAGTACGCAATCTTAAGCGTACAGAATCTGCATTTAATAGACAGAAGCTTATCTATGAGCTTAGAAAAGTCGTTAATGCTACACCTCCTAAGAAAACAATTACTGTTACTCTTACTTCTCCAGTAGAAGAAGTAATGATATCTCCATCTCCAGTTCTTACATCATTAAAGAATCAGGAGAAGAAAACAGCCCCCCTATTCCATCAATTGCCTGTACAGGTACGTCCAATTCTATTAGAAGCTAATAATCTATTTAAGGAGAACTGTCTTCTTAAAACAGAATTAAATGAATTATCTGCAGAACAAGAAGCTGAAGCTTTATCTATACAGATACAGATAGATCGCAATGAGAAAGCGAATACACTTGCGTGGAGTAAAATAGATTATTACTTAGAGCATAAGTGTTTACCTCCAACTAAGAAGATATCGCTATCGAAGTGGAGTATAGATAAACTCATGTACAAACGCAATCTATTAGAGGCTTCTCTCAGCAAACAACGCAAAAGACTTAAGGCTAATAAAGATAAGCTATCTGTATTAGAAGGTACAGAACTACACAAACTACAGCGTCTTATCACTAAACAGGATAAGTCTGTACTGGAGAAAGAAGAACAATTATTTAAGATTAAATCAGAGTTAGATGGAAAAAAGTAAAGCACTCATTCAACGAGGTGACTCTACAATGGATAAACTTCGAGCATATTATATAGATCCTGATAAACATGAACTATCTGATCATCTGGAGAAGCTTAGGAATAGATATCAACATGCTTATAACTTAAAGATGAATTACTTCTCCAATAAGCAAATAGTGACTGTTTGGCAAAAAGAATATGGATTATCACAAGCACAAGCCTACTTAGATATTAGAGACGCTCTAAACCTATTTGGTGAAGTGAACAAGATATCTAAAGAAGCTAAACGCAATCTGTTATTTGAATACTCTACTGCTTTACTTCAACGTGCTAGAGAACGTGGTGATCAAAAGTCTGAAGCTAAAGCAATAGACTTAATGGGTAAATATGGTGATCTATCTGAAGATGATATCGCACAATTTAATAAAGAGAAGTTTGAGAATGTAGATGTAACTATTAGTGTACACAAGGATTTAGAGAAGGCTCTATTAGCACAGTTAGTGAATGGTTCTGTAGACTTTAATAAGTTCGATGCTACAACAATAGAATATGAAGAAGTGAAGGATATAGAAGATAACGAGGACATAATAGAAGAAGACAATGATAGTACAGAATGAGTCATATAGAAAACAGAAGGTTGTAGAACTAACACTTCCTCAGTTAGCTATATCGATAGCTCCACAACCAAACATATATGCTGAAATGGGAAGGGGTGCAGGGAAAACAACCATCTATGGTAAACGTATCAGAGACCTCGCTTTATCTATGCCTAGAGCTTCATTTGCAATGGTAGCTCAAACCTATATGCAGATGCTCGCTCGTACATTACCTTCTGCTATCGAGGGGTTAGAAATGTTTGGATTCTATAAAGACGTAGATTATGTCATAGGAAGATCAGGTAAAAAGCTCGGATATGAAATGCCTTTCCAACCTCCTTCACAATGGAATAATATCATTCACTTTGCTAATGGTTCTATCTTCCAGTTGGTGTCATTAGATAATCCTAATAGTGGACGTGGATTAAATAGTTATGCTGAGTTAGGAGATGAAGCTGCTCTATTAGATCCAGAGAAACTATATAACAACGTTATCCTAACTAATCGTGCACAGAAAGAACAATTTAAGAAGTGTAAGCTATTAGGTTCTCAGATGTATGTATCCTCTACTCCTATGACTAGAAAAGGTCAATGGTTTATAGAAATGGAGAAACAAGCAAAAGAAAAGCCTAATGATATTCTTTTTATTAAAGCTTCTGCATTATCGAATAGATTTCTAACAGATGGATACTTTGAGAGAGCTAAAGCTAATGCTGTGTCTCAAACAATGTATGAGGCTGAGATATTAAACATCAGACCTAAAAAGATAGAGAATGGTTTCTATGCTAACCTCTCTGCAGAGAAACATTACTATACAAACTATAATACTAACTATCTAGAAGGTGTAGATCATAGTAAAAAATATAATGTATCCTGCTTACAAGATAATGATGTGGATTTTAAATCTCCATTGATTGTAAGTCTTGACTTTGGTGTATTCAATTGTTGTGTAGTAGCACAGGAACATGGACATGAGTTCAGAGTATTAAACTCTATGTATGTGAAGTCTCCTCAACTACTAGATGATCTATTCATTGAGAAGTTCATTCCATATTACCGAGCACACCAGGAGAAAGTAATCTATCTATATGGTGGGCATGATGGACATTATAGATTACCTAATAGCTCCATGACTTTATTTGAACAAGTAACAGATCTACTTACTAAACATGGATGGACTGTTTACCTTCTTGCTAAACCAGTAGCTCCTACTCATGCAGATAAGTTCCTACTTATTAATGCTATCCTAAAAGAAACAGATAGTAACCTACCTTCTATCCGTATCAATGAACATAACAATGATGATTTGATAATCTCTTTAGAGCGAGCTGAAGCTAGAGAAGGTGCCAAAGGTGTAGAGAAGAATAAGAGTAGCGAGCGTAACAGTTCTTTACCTCAAGAACATGCGACTCACTTCACTGATGCACTAGACCATCCACTATATGCCTTGTACAATGATCGTTTTACGAGTAAAAACTCAAGTTACTCGACACTTGGAGGAATTTTTATTAGTAATTAGTTCGTTTTATGTGTTTTTGCACGTTTTTTAACATTTGTTAAAATTTTAACATTTTTCATATATCGCATTTTCGAAAATGGAAAGTGTAGAAATTTTAAGGCAGCCCGACGGTCGCTAACTACATTTTAGAAAAAGTAAATCATTTTTAAGGCTTTACTAATTGTAAATCAAACGAGTAACAAAAAATCTATTAGAAAAGTGTTTTTGAGTCAAAATAGCTGTCCTTTTTAATCATTTAGAGTAGTAAGAACTTTGTATTCATGGAAAATAAAGAGGATTATATATTTCTAAATGATGCTCTCAAGTTGATGAAAGAGCGATTAGTAAATGGACAATTTAAACCGTTCAATATCTCTTTCAGGACATTCAATGGACAAAATAGTTCTGGTGGTAAACTTAGAACTATTGATGGGGCTAGGTTACTTCCTGATAAGAACAAACAGAAAAAAGAAAAGATAACAATGGACAATGTTCTCAAGGAAGAAACAACCAAGCGACCTCCTAACCATTGGACTAATAGAACTCGAAATATAGAACTACCTGATGGTAGTGTTCGTAAAATAAGAATAGACTTCATTATTACCATTAACGATAAAAAAGTAATCTACTAATGTCAGAATTCAATACAATAAAGATAGTCCAAGTACCTGAAGCTTCAGGATCTTCTGTAGGTGCTGTAGTGAAGGTTAAAGGAAGTCATTCTTCTACTACTGTAAAGATTGACAACAAAGGGAACACATCAGGTTACATCAAATGGGGTGCGAATGATAACTATCCTCAAGATGTAATCAAAAAGGTTAAGAAGAATGGAGCCGCAGGAAGTGGACTCCGTTTACTCCAGCGAGCTCATTATGGTAATGGATTATCTATCTACAAGACTTCAAGAGATGAGGCCACAAAAAAGCGTAAAGTTGACTATTATGACTTTGACGAGTTCCCAACTATTAACTCATTTATGCGTAATAATCGCATTTCTATATTCACTCAAGGAATTATAAAAGACCTTGAATGGTTTGGTATTGCTTTCCCTGAGTTCGTTATATCTAATGACTTTACTGAAATTGTATCAGTAGAACGAAAACAAGCTTCATGGTGTAGATATGCAATGCCTGATGGTGATGGTAATGTCCGTAAATTATATATATCCTCTCTATTTGGGACTAAAACTAACATTGATGTAGATAAGAATGAATATGTTTCTTATACTACTTTGTTAAGTCCTTATATGACTTCAGATGAAGTATTAAAATACTGTAAGGATAACAAGATTCACAAATTTGTGATTCCTATCTTCTTTCCTCTATTGGATGAGTCTTACTATCCCATACCTGAGTGGCATGCAATCATCACGAGTGGATGGTTAGAAGTTGCGAATTCAGTACCTAAGTTCAAACTAGGTATATTCAATAACCAAGTCTCTATTAAATATCAAATAGAGATAGATGAGGAACACTTCAAAAAGTTATATGAAGCTGACTGGATTAAATTCCCTATCGATAAAAAGCTTCAGATAAGAGATGATTTAATTAAAGCCTTGACAGATAACCTGGGGGGCACAGACAACGGAGGTAAATCCATTAACTCAATCATGTACACAGATAGTAGAGGTCAACAAATTTCTACTATTAGGATTACTGCGATTGATGATAAGCTTAAAGATGGCAGTTACCTACCTGAAGCTGAAGCAGCCAACTCTGAAGTACTATTTGCTTTAGGGACTGATCCTAGTTTAATAGGTGCAGGAATACCAGGGGGGAAAATGGGAAGTGGTTCAGGATCCGATAAGCGAATAGCATTTAACCTACTTCAGTCATTTATGAAATCTAATCGTGATGTAACTATTGAGATATTCAATTTTATCTCTACTTACAATAAATGGGAACCAGGATTAAAGTTTGGATTTGAGAATGTAGTACTAGAGACTCTAGATAAGAATCCAACAGGACAAACTAAAGCTATTTAACTATGATACTAGATAATCAAGATTTACAGAAATACATTTCTATAAGTCCTAACTTTGACTTTAAACCTTTTTTGATTCATATTCCTAAAGCTTTACGAACATACGTAAAGCGTTATGTAGGGAATTTATATCAAGAACTTGAAAAAGCTGAATCTGAAGTAGAACATACGGATATTAAAACTCAAGCAAAAGAGCTTATCGATACAGCTGTAGCCAACTTTGCTTTTCTTCTATACACTCCATACATATCTGTTAGTATGGATAGCTCTGGACTGTATATTGTGAAAACTGATAAACGAGATCCGATATCTAATAATCAGTTAAACGATATTAGAAGGGAGCTATTAAGAAGTGGACATGAAGCAATGGATGAACTCCTAGAACTACTAGAAGTAAATGCTGATGTGTTCCCTTATTGGCATAACCACTACTCTACTATCTACAGAGATTCCCTTGTATATAGTACTTCAGAGTTCAATAAGTATTTCAATATCATGAACTCACGACAGACGTTCTTGAGTTTGAAGCCTTCTATTATTAACATAGAAGACAAGGTCGTGAAGACTTCTTTTACTGCAGACTACATCGACAGTCTGAAAGGTACTGTGACTGGAGTTAACAAGCAGATTAAAGAATATCTGCAGAAAGCTATTGTACATGGTACTATAGCTAAAGTATATAGTGAGGGTGTATATGAGATTACGCCTTCTTCTATTGTATTAAAGTTTGATCTGTTAGACTATGAACGCAAACAAGTTGCTACACTTACAGAGCAAATGAAGAATGCGATATCCTCGCATACTGATGATATGAACAATTATCTAAAGCTAGCTTATTCACTAGCTGAAGGTATTGATGATGCACTGATAGAGAAAGACTCTACAAAAGGCTATAAGCCCATAATTACTAAATCAATAATTGGTATTTGATATGGCAATACACGCTACTTACAACCCTTTAGCCTGTGAACCGTATGTTCCAGACTTTGATATATCTGATATGGACTTTCCTAAGTACATATTAGATCAAATAGATCAAGACATTCTTTAATATCCTTATTTTACTATGAGTAATAATCCTAAACTAGCCACTGAAAAACAGGTACAAGATGTATCAAATACATTCGCTGAATTATTTAACCATCAAGGGAAACAAATCAAAGCACTTGAGTCAGGTGTCATAGATGCGATAGAACCTAGTTCTCCAGCTCCTACTAAACGTGGTGAATACAAAGTAACTAAACCTGGTATCTATCTAAACTTTAAAGATGGTAATGGACAGCCTATATCTGTTACTGAAGAAGACTATTCTTCAGGTAATGTGTCTATCATATATAATGGCACTGACAGTCGAAAGTTAGTAGTACCTATTACTTTTGAAGGTGAGGTTAAGGAAGGTGATACTAGGGGAGTTAGTGGTGGTGAGGTATTTGATAAATTAGAATTAGATTATTGGGGACAAAGTAAACCATTAAAAAACACTTTAAATTATAAATGGTTTGTTCCAAAAATAAAACCTATAATTGAAATTGACTCTAAGCGTTTTGAATGGGAAAATAGTAATATGATTTGGTTATTTGATAATGCTATTTTAAATATTGAATTGTATTCAGAACTGATTAGTAATTTTATATACATAAGACAGTTTAATGTTGATAAAACAGATCCTAATAATACTATTATTTCTATAAGAGCTAATCTATATCCAAAAGAAGGAGCTTATGATTTAAATGACGGAGCTATAAGATTAGATATTACAACGAACACACATACTTTTAATGGTAATGATGTTGTTGTAATCTGTGGTGGACAAAAATGGCATAAAAATCAAATACGATGGACTATTGATTTGAGTAAATTTGAAAATAAAAAATACAGATTATACTGTGATGTTATACCTCCACGAAAATTCAACGATTCAGGTATTATAAATTATTCTTTATTAAAGAATAATACTGACTTATTAATAAATTTTACAAACAATGATAATTATGGGAGTAGCATTATTTGTTTTGTAAAAGCGTTTAAATCGTTAACAATTAATTCTAATATTGACAAAATACTTAGGATTAAAAGATTTTTAAAAAATGATCAATATTTCATAGTTGATCTAGATATTTCAGACTTAAATAAGGATTTGATTACAGAGGATAATAAAAATAATTATTCAATGTATAGACTTCAAATACCAAATTATAAAACACTTAAAGGTTTACAATCTGGCACATTTGTAAGGACATCAGAAAGATATACAAATGATATAACTATAGATTATGTTTTAGATATAGATGAAGTTAATTTATATCAGAATTTTGAGACTTACCTAAGTAATCAAAAAATACTTGACTGGACAAATTGTGTAGAGACTTCTTTTCCTCTAGTTGGAACAGGAGGCTTTGGTATAGGAGCTTTTTTTGATAAGAATGGTATTTATCGATATAATTCTAATTATGTAATGCCGCATATAGCTTACTACCTTCCTATTGGCTCAAATAAGATAGTAATAAATGCTTTACTAGATAAAAATGCTAATGTATTCTTTGCGGATGAAAATATGTTAATAATAGAAGCATTATTAAAAAATAATGATGGTACTATTTATAATGGAGAAGAACAGTTTGAATTTATAAATAGTGAACAAGATATACCTATTAATGCAAGATATGTTAGGATTTCATCTAAAAAATGGAGCAAAGGTTATTATGGATTATCAGTTAAAGGGGTATTTTCAAAAGAGCTAATAACTACTCAAAAAATTATAAAAACTAATTTATTACATAACGTTTTATGCTCTGCTTTTAGCAATAAAACAAGTATGCATATTGGTGATTTCTTAGTTAACAATAAGGGGTTTGATGTTAACAATACGACTATTAATAATTATTTCTCAAAAGAAGTCACTTTAGAACAAATAGAAGAAAAACAAGTTAACATATCTGAAATTAAAGGAGGTTTATTATGTGATGTTAAAAAAGGTTGGAAGTATTTTTACCATACACATAATAAAACAATCTATAAAGAAAAGAATAATGAAGTAGTTATTATAAGTAATCCTACATTACACCCAAATATTTGGGTAGATATGTTTGAAAACATGAATAATGACCGAATATCATTAAAGGTTTTAGATAATGAAGAAATAATTTTTCCTATTCAATTAAAAGTAAATAATGAGGTTTTTTGGATGGTTAATAAAACTTCCAATAATCAAAAAGATGTAAAGCAATTATTTAGACTTACTTATGATAATTTTGAATGGGAAGGTGTGCAACGTTGGACTAATGGTGCATGGTTATCAGATTGGAGCATTGATTGTAAAGAAAATATAGTTGTAGTATCTGAATATGGTCAAGGCACACCTAAATATTGGTTAGAGCAGAATAGATCTTCAAATGGTAACGGAACATCATCTAGAGTTTGGGTTTCATTTGATTATGGAGAAACTTTTGCTAAATGTTTAGATTTGGATAGAAAAAAAACAGGAATAGCAGAAAGTGATAATAATTGGTTTTATTTTCAAGATACTTATTCAAGAAAATTGTGCCACATACATGTTTTAAGGATAGATAAATATAGAAATAGACTTTGGGTAACAAATGGGGATTGGGAGAATTTCTTTTGGTCTATAGATTTATCAGTATTAAAGTATGCACCCGAGCAAGTACATCTTGTGAGATATAATTATTCTTCTACAACGTTTGAGTTTAATGTTTTATAGTTATGAGGATATAAATCTGTAATGTTCTTGTGGTTGATAGATTGAATATTTTCTAGAACATATTTAAGCCATTGGTATGGATTAATATCGTGCTTTTTGCAGTTAGCAAAAAACGTATACGCCATAGCCGCCCTTTGAGCTGCATCGTGTGATCCTGCAAAGAGATAGTTTTTACGTCCAATAGCTACTGGTCTAATTACATTTTCAATGAGATTATTGTCTATCTGTAAGTTTCCATCATATAAGTACGCACTAAGATTATCCCATCTAGTTTGTGAGTAAGCAAAAGCTTTACCTATTTGACTTTTAGGAAGTACGAGTTTCATTTGAACAAACATATATTTACCCAGTTCATTGATGATTGGTAAGCTTTGTTCTAATCGAAGTTCTTTAATTTGCTCTGGGGTTAAGTTTTGTTCTTTTGCTTTTCTTTCTACAGCATATAGTTTTTGTATTTCTACAAGTACATGCTGTGCTTTTGTCTTATCATTGTCAAGAGCTCTTTCAAACTCACGACGAGCGTGTGCCCAACAGCCCAGATGAACTACACCAGACTTAGCTCCATAGGCTTTGTATCCGCTATAACCATCGGTTTGCAGATATCCTTTGAAGTTTTCTAATACAGGTAGTGCAGCGCTACCACTACGTGTGGGACTGTAATTGAACATTACGAGTTTGGATATAGGTGCGTGATACACCCAATAATACCCAAGATGAGATTTATCTTTCTTTTTCTCATCTAAGACTTTGATGGTGGTTTCATCAACTTGAAGATATCCTTCATTTTTGATGTCCAGCAGAAGCTTTTCATATAGTGGTTTTAAAGCATCCATACATTGAGCTGCCCAGCCATCTATAGTAGAAGAAGCTATATCGATATTTTCTCTTGAAAAGCGTTGCTTCTGTCTATATAGCGGAAGGTGATCTACGTATTTGTCAACAAGTATTGTAGATAATAATCCTTCAGAAGGTATTCCTTTATCTATAATTCGCTCTGGAAGCAGTGCAATACTGATTTGCGTATTGTCTTTGTCTTTCGTGGCGTATTTATATCGGATGTAACGTTTTATTTTAAAGTAACCTGGAACATAATCTAAGACATCTGTAGTTTCTTTACCAATGCAAATCTTATCAGATAAATCTCCCTCTGGGTAGATTTCTATTTCTTCTACAGGTAAATGATCGGGTAGTTTAGCTCTTCCTGGATGTTTTTTCTTCTGACGAGAATAAGTGATCTCTTGTTTGATTACTTCTTCTTGTTCTTCCAGGACTGCTTGCTGAACCTCTAAAGGTAACTGTGTTTGATTAGGGTCTTCGAAACGCTCGCGTTTTTGTCCAAATTGCATGCGTCGTAAAAGATCTACTAAGCGTTGGAGTTCTTGCTTTTCTTGTTCTAGCTGAGATGTCTTTTGCTCTAACTTAGATGTCTTTTGCTCTAACTTAGTATTTATTTTGTCTTGTTTGGAAATAGTCTTAGACTGCTTTTTTATAAGCGCCAAAAGTTGTTCTTTCGATAAGTTTTCTAAGTCTATTTCCATGAAGTAAAAATACGTCAAAAGCCCAGAATATACAAGGTTTTAACCTGTTTTACTTCAATAAAAAACGCCTTTTTTGGTTACTTTTGATAACCTGGATTCCCTCTATCATCAGTACTAAATCAGTCCAACTTATTTGAGCTTTACTATGCGTGGGAAAAGCAAAAGTTCCTTGTTCTAAGCGCTTGTGGTATAGTACAAAGCCTCCTGCTTCCCAATGCAAGAGCTTCATTTGATTACAGCGTCTATTGATAAATATATAGACACTTCCACTATGAGCTACTTGATTAAGTTCATTCTGGACAAGTCCACAAAGGCTATCAAAACTCTTGCGCATATCACAAGCTTGTCTATACAAATGAAATTGATTAGAACTACTCAAACTAAACATTACACTAAGTTTACTAATGAATATAGTTCACTAAGATTATCCGTTTGTAGACGTAACTTTACACCATTGGGATATACTATCTCATATTCCTGAGTATTGATGACTTGACCTTTTGTTACAGTTATAAAATTATTGTCTAATTGCGTTGACTCTGACTTTGCCTTATACTTAACCACCCAATAACTAAAGGTTGCTAATTTAATTCCGACACTTTCACAGTATCTTGATTGCGTTAATCCACTTGTTTTCCAATCCTCTACATGAGAGTACATTATTTCTTGTTTGCTCATCTCTTTATTATTTCAAGCAAACTTACTACCTTACGTTAGCTTATGAAATATGGGCTTGGTCGGGTGGATACGTATTAAATAAATGGTGGGATACATCTTCAAAAGTCACTTCATTAGAAAAACCTGAGTACAAAACAAGTGATGTTTATCCTTTATGGCAAATTCAAAAAATAAACAATGGTATTTCATCTAAAAATATAAACTATAACATGATGAGTTATCAATTTACAGCATTGTTGCCTACTCCTAATGGGATGATTTTAGGACACGATATGAGTAGAGAATTCAATTACTTTATGTATTCTGAAAATATGGATAAAGGAGAAAATCTATTCTTTGAACCGACTCAAAATTTTGAGGTCCTATATACTTATAAAGATATTTGGGATCAATTGGAACATCAAAACAAGACTGATGGTTTTGTTATGGATTTAAAAAAGCATCCAAAAGGAGGGTATTACATGTTGCATACTACTGGTCGAGATTTTGCAAAAGTTTTTTACTCTGAAAATGGATTAAAATGGAATGTTGCACTAAAAATACCAAAAGAGTCAATGGGGTTTGGTGCTCAAATATTCTTTGATGAAGAAGATATCTATATTAAAAAACAAATAGGTGATGGCAATACTGATAATTTAAAATATTTAGTTCTAAAATAATTATGACAGAACGTGATATAGCCAACAACGCTAAAATAAAATTGAAGGGAGACCTGCTTAGTAAGATAGGTTCTCAACTTAAGGAGCAATCAGGAGAATCTAAAAAGAGTACAGATGTACGTGCTAGATTCTCTGGTGAAGAATTAGCTAAACTAGTTATTCGTGCTCCTAAGTACATTTTTATACAGAACTATGGATTCGAAGGAGTCAAGAAGAATGGTATAAATATGCGATTACAGGCTAAACGAACTATTGATCAGGCCATTGAGGATAGTCAGGTAATGGATTATCTCGCTGACAACATTTCAGAAATAAGAGCTGATGCTGTAGTAGCTGAGTTCTCAATTAAATAGATAATAAGCCAGGAACATATCCTGGCTTATTTGTTTTAATCTCATTTTATTAGATATACTAATAAATCATGTTCTTCTACTGAATCAATTGCAATAGAAATTAAACAACTCATTTCACTACTAATAATTCCAGTAGACTCTAGTACTAGAAGTACAATTTTGATAAAGAAAATCTCTTTCATAATATTATATTATTAAGAGGGCTATTACCATAATCTTGTACATTGTTAAACTGAACGCTATACTTCTCATTCGTCTTACAACAAATGATGTTTCAATAGTCTCACAACAGATCAGTTTATAAATGTCACACACATTCCCTGTCCTTTTTTACCCCACTTAACGCTCGGAAATTTGCATAAAACCTATGTAAATGAGTACGGTAACAAGGAATATCCACATAAGTATTAATGGTCAAGATGTAGTCAATTCTCTTACAGGAATTCGTGGAGCTATTCGTAATACGGAACGCGATATCCGTAATCTAAATCGTAATGATAAAGATTACCAGGAGACGCTAAGACAACATCAACAACGTCTAGCTGCATTACGTGAAGAATATACTAGAGCTCGTAGTGAGTTAAGTCAAACGCCTGGTGTATTACAAAGGATAAAAGCTGAGTTAGGAGATGTCGCTACAGGAATGCTTAAAGCATTTACTATTACAGCTCTTATAGGTACTTTCATTACTGGTGTTAGAGCTGCTTTTCAAACTATCATAGACTTTGATCAGGCTCAAGCTGATCTTGCTGCTATTCTAGAAACTAATAGAGTATCTATTAGAGGGTTGACATTTGATGCAATGAAGTTAGGAGCGACAACTTCATTTACAGCTACTCAAGTATCTCAAGCCCAGTTAGAACTAGCTAAACTAGGAAAGTCAATAGATGAGATTAGAAACATGACTCCAGGAGTACTGAATGCAGCTGTAGCAATGGATAGTGAACTAGCTCCAGCTGCAGAACTTGTGGCAGGACAATTGAATTCATTTGGTGTAGCTTCTTCTAAGGCTAAACAGTATGCCGATGTACTATCTAATAGTACAAACGTATCAGCAACATCTTTTGATTATCTATCTACTGCGTTACCTAAAACATCTAAAGTAGCAGCTGTGGCTAATGTCTCATTTGAGCAATTGAATGCTACAATGGGAGTACTTGCAGATGAAACTATTGCCGCAGAAACTGCAGGTACTGGATTTAGAAATATCCTATTAACCGCTTCTAAAGAGGGTGTTCCATATGAACAACTCTTACAGAAAGTAAAGAACTCACAGAATCAGTTAAACGAAGCGACTAATCTCTTTGGAAAAGAGAATGCTACAGTAGCTGTTATTCTTGCTAACTCTACTGAGAAAATAGCACAGCAAACATTAGCACTTGAGAATAGTTCTGGTAGTGCTGAACGATTAGCAAAGGAAAAACTTAACTCTCTACAAGGAGATATGAAACTGTACGATTCTGCAATGGAAGGTTTTGTATTAGGTATGGAGAATGGAGATGGTGCTATAGTAAAGTTCTCTAGAAGCTTAGTGCAATTTGGTACAAACTTACTGTCAGTATTAACTCCTATGAGAAAGGTGTCAGATGAGCTTTTTGATCAACAAATGGAAGTTAATGAATTAGTTTCTAGAGTAACTTCTTCTAATATAGCAGATGCAGAACGATTGAAGCTACTTAGAGATCTTGCGACTAATTATCCTGATCTAATCTCTCAGATCGATATAGAAACAATCTCTAATGATGAATTAATTAAACGTTTAAGAGAAGTTAATAAGAACTACCGAGAACGTATAGCTCTACAATTAGAAGTAGAAAAAGCAGATAAGTTAAGAGAAGTTAGAGATAGTGTAGCAAAAGATAGTGCTGAATGGGAATCGCGTTTAAGAAAAAGACTTCAAAAGGTAATTAATGAGAATAACTATGATATTCAAGTAGATCTTGGCAATGTAGAAAAGTCTGCTAAAGAGGTTATGGATCGTCTTAAAAAAGACGGTAAACGTACAGGGTGGTTCTCTGACTATTCGAAGATTGAAAACTCATTAGAATCTATAAAATCACTTGGTAAATATGAAGAAATACATACTAAGCAGCTTAATGAACAATTAGATACTGTCGATAAGATTTCTAAAGCTAAAAATATACAGACTCAAGCTGATATGGATGCTTCAGCTCAAGCAAAAAAAGATTTAGATGAACTAACTGCTAAGGCTACTAAAATGGGTGGTAAAGCAGGCAAAGACTTTAAAGCTGATGAAATCGAATCTATTCAAAAGTATATTGTTACTAGACAGGCTGAGATAGATAAGGATATGTATGCTTCTACTAAGAAGAAAGAGAACTCTGATAAGGAGCAAAAAAGACTTCAACGTGAAGCCGATAACAAAACAAAAATATTTGAAGCTGGAGAGAAAGCTATTGATGAGTTATTAGCTCAATCTATTAACAATAGAGAGGTTGCTCTTTTAAAAGGAATAGATCGAGATGTAAGATCTATTGAGCTAAAGTATGCTAAAGAAATTGAGAAATTCAAAGATCATACCTCAAGAATAAAAGAACTAGAGATAGCTAGAGATGAAGAAATAGCTCAAATAAAACTCCTTAAATCTCAAGAGTATCAAGAACAAATAAAGGCTTTAGAAGATGAAGCTGTAATTCGAAAAAGAGAAAATGAATTACAACGTTATGCTGATGGTCTAATCGATGAAGAAGAAAGGTCTTTAGCTTTATTAGAAAAGACTAAAGAAATAAGCGATATGGAGTTAGAGCTCCAGATGGATAAAGAAATTGCTAAAGTAGAAAATGTAGAGAATTCTGAATCTTTAATAGCTGCTATTAAAAGAAAATATGCTAATCAAAGAGAAGGAATAGAAATAGGCCTTGCTGATAAGGAAAGACAAATATCAGAAGCAAAAGTAAAGAAGGAGAAAGAATTACAGGATCAGAAGTTAGGTGTTATTAAAGGGGCTTTTAATACTGCATCTGAAATGTTTAATCAGGGTTCTGGTGCATGGAAAGCTACTAAAATTGCTGAAACAACCATTGATACCTATCAAGCTGCTTCAAAAGCTTTAGCAGCATATCCTCCACCATTCTCTTTTATTGCCATGGGGGTTTCTATTGCTGCAGGTCTTAAGAATGTTCAGAAAATAGTTAGTACAAAGGTTCCAGAAATGCCAACCTACTATTATGGAGGATTTACCAGTAGTACCCCTCAGAATTTAGGAGGTGATAAATATGGAGAATTTACAGGTATGACACATGCTAACGAATGGGTAATGCCTGCTATTATGACTCAATCTCCACGTTATGCTGATACATTAACTTGGTTAGAGAATGAGCGTAAATATGGACCTACTTCTAATCCACCTGGAGGAGATAATAAAGCTATGATAGAAGCATCTATTCTATTAGCATCAGCTACTAATCAATTGAATGAAACATTAGCTAATGGATTAAGAGCTAATGTAAACATCGGTTATAAAGAGACGATGAAGATAAATGACTTAAACAAAGAGATTACACAATCTCAAAATAACTCAGGTATATGATCCAAATTATTAAACAACCTCTAGAGCTATGTCTAGACTCAGATAATAGTATCATTGAGTTATCTAGTGATACTACAGGAAGAATAGATATTAACACGAATAATGCTCTATTAAATCAAGTAACAGTAGCTAAGTATAATAGTACAAATGCTATCATAAATCTTAAGAGTCTATATAGAAATACTATTGTATCTACTACTGAGGTTACTAATGAAAGTCATAAGGTTAATAATCTATTTACTATTACTGGTGACATCAAGCAAGTAGGTGAATTACCTTCAGAAGTAAGCATACAGCCTATACAGATATTGTATTCATATAAAACAATAGAACGACTACCTACGAATAATAATGTTCTCCATTTTTTAGGGATATCAGATAGTTTGTTATGTAGTAGTAACTGTAAGTTATCAATTCCATTCTTTAGTTCTAAGTCTCAAAATATATCAGTAAGAGTCTCTGATCAAAAGAACAATTTAGTAAAACTGAGTTTACTAGGTTCATTATCTACTGGGTACTATGTATATGATCTAGATTTGGCTTTAGATTATAATGTCGAGTCTATTACAGTAGAGATAATAGGAGAAGAAACAATCACTAAGGCTATTAGAGTTCTTAAGAATAAAGTGAACACTCCTATTAACTTTAGATTCAGAAATCAATTTGGAGCTATTATTAATGCACAGTTATTCTCTAATATAGATATAGAAGAAGAATTAAAAAGTAAAGTATACAGTGATCAAGATGGAAGACAGTTCACATCTGAAATAGAGAGTAATTCTCTAATTACAATTGATACAGGTTATTTACTACAGTCAGAACTTTTCTTGATCAGACAACTAGTTAACTCTACACTAGTAGAACTTGAGATAAATGGAGAATACATTCCTGTAGTATCTACTACTAAGAAAATAAAAGTCTATAGAGATAGAGAATACATTATAACTAACAAGCTAACCTTTACTTTTTCAAACTATGAAGCTAATTAGTATTTATAAAGACGGTATAGAGCTTACTTACATTAGAGATACACTATCACTTAAAGTAGATACATCGTTATTTCCAGATACTTTAAGATTTGAGAGTAATGAGTTTCCTTTTCTAATTATTAATAATGCTGTCACAGATAAACTCTTTGGTCTAAATGATATTAGTGTCGATAGTTCTCCATACTACGATGTTACTATTGTTACTTCAGAAGGTAACATACCAGGAGAATTACAAATATTAGAAAGCTTTGGCGATTATAGAAAATGCAATGTCCGATTTGCTTCTAAGCTATTTGCTGAATCTAAAAAGAAGATAAGAGAGTTAATGCCTGTAATATCTATTACAGGTGCCAATCCTCCAATACCCTATTCTGATAAGTATGAAGGTGTTCCTCCAGCTCCTACTTACTATCAGGAATATGTAGATAGTCTACGAAAAGGTACATTTCCTAATCAGTTATGGACAGCTGCACAGATAAGCTTTCCTACTAAGAATGGAGATTATCTAAAGGAAGATGATAAGTGGTATAAATACTGCAGATATTTAAATGGTCGTAATGGAGAAGGAAACTATTACCTCAATATATTAGAAGATACTCCAGAGGGAGGAGAAGTCCATAATCTGAATGTACCATCTTGGAATGTATTTCTACTCACACCTCTTAAGATTATCTGTGACAATATTGGACTCAAGTTCCCTGAGAACTTATTAAACAATCCTTTTGCGACAGCATTAGCATTTTACAGTAGTGAGACTAATCTCACTGAAGTAACATCAGGTAGTGATAAGAATAATATAAAGTTTGATCAATGGAACTGGCAAGCCATAGCGAATGTTAAACCAAATGAACCACCATGGTTCAAACGTTTTTTCTTGAATATTACTAAACCTGGTAAATATGTAATGAACTATAAGTTCAAAGCCTATGATAACCGTTATCGTATAGTTATAGACTATTTCTATTCTATAGAACCACTTGAACCAGGCCATTATTTTATTGAGGAGAAAGAATTCTATAATAGAGAAGAGATATTTGATAATTCATATGAATTTACAGTTACACAAGCTGAACTAGATAGAGGTAGACGTTTTGCATTTGAAGTTAGAGCATTTAAACCAGTCGATCCGTTTGAGATAGATCATATCTTCAGTAATAATGTTCTATTTAAACCAGGTTATATGTTTCATCCTACTATAGAACTAAGTAGATATCTACCTGATTGGACTGTCGGAGACTATCTAGATCAGTTGAGACTATTATTCAATATTCAATTTAGAGAATCTGAGAATAACACTGTACTAGAAGTAGAATATAACGATAGAGAGATATCTCATATTGATTATGTTGATTTAGGTAGTATATATATACCCTCTTTTCAAAAGAATGAAATAACGGATCTAGTACTCAAGTTTGGTAATGAGATAGATCCTAAATTATATGTAAATAAAGAGACCATTACAGACAAAAGAATCACAGTAGAGGATAAAACAAAAATAATAGAGAACAAGTTCAAGCATATACCTTCTATGCTTACTGAGTCTTCAGATAAGAAAGATGGAATAGGTTTAGTTCTCCTTACTTCTAGTAATGATATGCCTGTAAGTACTATAGGTATAGAGAACTTTACCATGAACTCTATTTATGATCATTACTATAAGCATAGTATGGAAGCTTATCTACAGAGTAACCGCCTAAAAATAGAACATAGTGTAACTATATTTGAATTAAATGAGATTCAGCTCAAGCGAAAGGTTCTAATAAACAAAAGACCTTACCTAGTTCTTGAACTTACTAAAGAATCAACTGGAGACTTAATAGATATTAAGCTTTCGTTACTTCCTTTAAAATAATAAAGCCTGCTATTCTGCAGGCTTCTCTTTATCTACTTTTTTAATGATATTATCCATTAACATAATCTGATCATTCACTACATCCTGTACGATATGAACATACACCATAGTCATCTGTAATGAACTATGCCCCATTAATCTTTGCAATACCTCTACACGGCCTCCTTGCATCAGAAAATTAGTAGCAAAGCTATGCCTACTCATGTGATAATTCACTCTTTTCTTGATTCCTACTAGAGTGCAAATACTATGAACATGATTTCGTAAATGAGCTTTTGACATTTGTTCAAATATAAAACCATCTAGCACTAGACTTTTAGCTACATCATTTAATTTCATTTGTAAGAACTTTCCTCCTTTTACCATAGGTAGTACAAGTAGTGTCTCATTATTTACAACCTTATCTACACTCAGTTGCTCTATATCTGAAATTCTTAACCCAGTAAAACAGCTAAATAAGAATTTAGCAGCGGCTACCTTATGTGGATATTGTATGAATTCACTTTTATAATAGTCATAAATACTATTTATCTCTAGTGCAGTAAGAAAGTTGATAGTGCCTCGCATTGACTTATGAGGAATTTCAGTAGAATGCATAGGAGCCCAAAGACCTTGCTTATTTGCTCTCGATAGATACTTCTTCACATTCTTAGTAAGTGTAGAAATTGTGTTATGAGAGTTCTTTTCCTTGGTTTTGAAGTAATGTATCGCTTCTTGCATAAAGTCCTCTGTAAACTCATGAAATAGTATTCTTTCTTTATATCTACGTAGTTTTCGTAATACAGCACGTTGTTGTACATAAGAAGCTGGAGCTAGTACCTTCTTTTCTTTCTCTAACTCTGATTCATAAAATGTAAGAAAATCATATTGAGCTGAAGGATTCTCATACTCATTCATTAATAGAGGTAATGTAAGTAATCTTTTAGAAAGTCTATAAGCTACTTCTATCTCATTTAATTCTGCAAGTACTTTTTCGATGATAAGATTTAGATCTAGATATTCTTTGTGTTTTCTCTTTACTCGCTGTTTTATTTTATCAAAACAATCTTCAACCACACAAATTCGAAGAGGAATAAGCTTCCTTTCTCCATTTAAGAAAACCTGAATGTATAGCGGGCAAGTCCCGTCAACTCTACGATTCTCTTTTTTAAGAATAACCTTTTTTGAAATTTTATTAACAAACTCCCTAACTTTTTTTTGTGGGGCGTGAACTGGGGAGTATATGACTTCCTGAATGTTTTTTGTACTCAT